CGGACAACGTGCCGCAGGCGGAGCTGGCATTTTACAGATACCAGGACGACGAGCGGATTTATCCCGAAGACCTCCTTCGGCTATTGGACAATCCCAATCCTCTGATGAGCGGGACCGACTTCATGCAGGCCATCGTCGGCTTCTTCGCCCTTTTCGGGGAGGCCTTCATAATAAAGCAGGAAAGCATCGGCCAAAAGGCGGGAAACTCCAGGCTGCCTGCCGAATTGTGGACTTTCAATCCAACTGAGTTCACGGAGATAAAGGACTCGCAACAGAGATTATTGGGTTGGCGGCATTTGAATACCCGCTACGACCTATCGGATGTCATTGTCCTGAAGGATTTTAATCCTTACAGCAATATCCGCGGACTAGCGCCTACGGACGTCATCAAAAAGACCATCGACATCGACTGGCAGTCGCTTATCTACAACAAGGCGTTCTTTGACAATTTTACCCAGCTCGGCACGGTCTGGACGACCGATGAGACTCTCACGGAGGAGCAGGTCAAACGAATAATCGAATGGCAGGAAAAAAGGCATCAAGGCGCATCAAAGGCCTTCAAAATGGCGATAGCACACCGGGGCCTCAAACCAGTGCAGAGTGGCATAAGCCCGAAGGACATGGATTTTATCGAGCAGAAGCGCTTCAGCCGGGAGGAGGTTCTGGGGATTTGGCGGGTGCCGAAGGCCATGTTCTCGATGACCGAAGAGCTGAATTATGCGACCTTTACGGGCCAGATGAAGATATTCTGGCTATATACCATAGAGCCGATCCTTCGCAAACTTGAGGCGGCCTTTAACAACGGGCTGATTCAGCCATATAATCCGAATATCTATTGCCGCTTCGACACCTCCAACGTTGCAGCGTTCGTAGATGATTTCAAAGCCAAAGTTGAAACGGGAAGAATACTGTTCGATTTAGGTTTCACGGGGAATGAGATAAACGAAAAATTGCAGCTTGGCTTTGAACCCAAGCCTTGGCGCGACAGTTGGTGGATTCCTTTTACCTTATCGCCTGCCGGAGCCGCCGTAAAAGAGCCGCAAACCCAAGATGGCAAACAGAATGCCTTGGTTGCCGAAAAATCTCAATACCGGCAACTCGGCAGTATAGATGATAAGATTTCAGAAAAGTTCTTCCGCAATCATGGCTATTGGGAATCGAAGATGGTCGGCGGTTTGCGCCGGTTCTTTTTCGAGCAACGCAAGCGCATCCTGGAGACACTGTTCAAGGCGCCCTCCTTGGAAATGCTCCGAAAGGACAGCAATCCATTTCGGCCCATCGATTGGGAGGCCGAGGACCAGGAGCTTCTGCGGCGGACCATGCCCACGATTTTAGGGGCGATAACCTCGGGGGCCGACTTTGGCAAAGAGCTTTTGCGCGAGCGAGTGGCCGAAGAACTTGTCCGCCAAAGGGTCAGGATTCTGCTGCAGGAACGCGCAATCCTAATCCGAAGAATAAACGGGACGATAAAGGGACAAATCGCCGCCGAACTTGCCGAAGCGATAGGCCAGGGGGAAACGGTAAGGCAGATGGCCGATAGAATCCGCGATGTCTATAACATGGCGCATGGCAGGGCGATTCTTATCGCCCGCACTGAAATGACCGGCGCTCTTAACGGCGGAAATTTTCTATATTGCGAACTGGCCGGCGTTGAAAAGAAGAAATGGCTTACAGCGCGGGATGAGTTTGTCCGCGAAAGCCATCAAAGACTTGAGGGCGAGGTCGTGGCCATGCAGGAGTCTTTCGGCAATGGTCTGATGTTCCCGGGCGCCCCTGGGCCGCCGGAGGAGATCTGCAACTGCCGCTGCAGTTGGATGCCAGTAAGGGAATAGGCCGCAATTCGGCGGCCTTTTTTATTTGGAGAAAAACATGAAAAAGCTCATCAAAACATTTTGGGCGCAGATAAAAAAGGTCAATGAATCCGAGCATACGATAGATGCCATCGTGTCAAATGAAAGCGTTGATCGGGACGGGGATATAGTTCTGGTGGCGGCGTTCAAAAGAAGGCTTGGAATATACCGCAGCCATCCTGTTCTTTTGGCCTCCCACAGGCATCTCGACCTGCAGGCCCAGATAGGAGAGGCCTACGATGTAAAGGCAGTCGAGGACGGATTGAGGGCCAAGTTCAAATACTACGTCGGCGAGGGCAACGACGAAGCCGACTGGGCGTTCAAACTGGCCGCCAAGGGCAAGGCTGCCTATTCGATCGGCTTCATCCCCCATGCCTATGAAGACCTGAAGCCCTCGGACACCAACAAAGGCGCTCGCCGCCGGTTCACGGATATAGAGCTTGTGGAGATAAGCCAGGTCTGCGTCCCGTCCAACCGCGATGCCCTTGTCGCCTGCTACGAAGAAGCCGAGGAGCCGGACCGCGAGCTTGCGGACATTGCCCTTAAGATGTTCGAGGCCGAAGAAAAAGGCGCGATACCTTATTCGGTTCATGGCGACACGGCAAAGGCTCCTGAAGACGCTGAGCAGGAAATGGAATTATTTTTCGTTGAAAAGCCCGCCCCGGATGTCACTGAGAACTATATCCGCATCCGTGTGCGCGATCCTGGGGACTTCAGGGAGGACAGTTTCCGAACAGTCTGGATAAGCCGGGCTCAGGGCATAAATTCGGTGCAGGGCAAGCTCAAAAATCCACCCCAGGGACATGAGGGCTCGATGGTTGTCCAAAGTTTTCTATTCATGAAAGACCGATGGAACGTGGCTGAGGCCCAGGCCTGGGTGAGGGAGCACAGGGACACCATAAGCGAAGAAATGCTTTTAGTTCGGCAACTGTCTCAGTCGCCGGATTTCTACGACCTGATAGTTCGGATCGTAGATGAACACGAAAAGTCCTACATCGACAATCTGCTGTCAAAGGTGGGCATCAAGCCCGAACCAGAAGGCAAGGCAGAGGCGGTCGATATGGATTTGCTCAAAGAAACAGTCAAGGCCGCGGTGCAAGATGCACTGGGCCGCAGATAGGAGAATGATTATGGAACCTAAAGAGTTGGAAGACTTGAAAAAGGCCTTGACCGAAGGAATCTCGGCAGCGCAAAAACCGATTGAGGATAAGCTCAAGACCCTTGACGTCGGCCTGAAGGCAACCGCCGACCGGCTGTCGAAAATCGAGGCCCTGCCGATAACTCGGCTTGGCCTGCCGGCCATTCATGTGCCGGAGACTTACATGGGACATAAGATGTCAGTTCAGGGCGAGGAGCTTCGCCAGCGCATCAGGAACTGCAAGCATCCGCTTCGCGTCCTTGCCGGCCCGGACGGCAAGATAAACGAGGAGGGATTCAGTAATTTCTGCAGGTACATGCTCGACTTGGCGCTCGGCGTCCTTCCGGCCAACATATTTCAGGGCGCCTTGGAGGCCCAGATGCACCTGAAGGACTGGGAGACAAAGGCCAACCTGTTGGAGTCCAGCACCGGCGGCTATCTTGTATCGCCGGAATATCTCTGGGACATAGTTCAACTGGCGCGGGAGAAAACCTGGGCTCTGGACAATTGCACCATCATCAACATGGGAGCCAACGACCTCTATCTGCCCAAAGAGCTAACCCTTGTCTCGACCTACTGGGTAGCCGAGGCCGGCACCATCACGGCGAGCACGCCGACCTTCAGCCAGGTGCACATGACATCGAAAAAACTGTGCGGCCTCACCGACGGCCTGTCCGTCGAGCTTTTGCAGGACCAACAACTGGATATTGTCTCGATGCTCGCCGAGATGTTTGGCTATGCCATAGACCTGGAAATTGATAACCAAGTTCTTAATGGCACGGGCGACCCTGTATCAGGAGTTCTGACACCAGCAGCTGGTCATAGCGTGACTTTGGGAGCTGGCCTGACAAACTTCTCGTCCGTTGTGGCCGATGACCTGCGAAAAGTCATTCGCGAATTGAGCGTGGTCGATTCCGCCAACGGGAAGTTTGTCTACAGCAAGGACATCCAGTATTATATTGACGTGCTCAAGGATACCACGGACCGCTACATCTACCGGGAGCCTTCGGGTGACAGGCCGGCGGCCCTGTGGAACAGGCCGGTTATCGAGGCATCCAATGCCCCGCTCGAGGGCGCCAGCGGCACGGGCACGGCCTTTGTTGCGTTCGGCGACTGGAAGAAGTTCTACATAGGCAGGCGCCTCGCGCCTACCGAGCTTGTTGCCGATCCATACACCAACTTTGCGACGGCTTTGGTCAGGTATCGGCTGATAAGCAGATGGGCCTTGGCAATCGCCAGAGACACGGCATTCTGTCGACTGTTGACGGCATAACATATTTTCTGGGAGGCCGGCTGTTGAACCAGCCGGCCTTTTTGTCGTGGAGAAAGAGCAAATGGATTTCGACCAATATCAAAAACGACTATATTCGGACATCTTCATTGCGAAGAAGGACCAGAACCAAAGCATCAATCCGAATGAGGGCGTAATCCAATACTACGAAGGGCATAAACCGCGTTTTGCGGCGCAAGTGGAGATGTTCAGCAACCTGCCGGCAGTCAAACTTGTCTATGATATCGGTACAAATGTTCCCTTTGTCTCCTACTGGTTCAACCT